TATTTCCGATGCGCAGTAGAACCGCTGGTGTCATCGACTACGTGTAATTATAGATGCTTACAATACCTGATTTAAGTGAAGAAGCAGTAACGTCCGCTTTAGCTGATAATTTACGTTATGTCGAAGATGAGCGCGTAAAGGAACGTGATTACCTCATGGACTGGTACGAAGGAATTAACCTCGATCAGTATGTAGGAGATTACTTTAGTCCTGAGACGCTCAGTCAGACGGTAACACCGCAAAACAATCTAACCAGACGTGTATGCAGTATTCGTAGTATGACTTACAAGCGCCCACCAAGAATGCGCGCTAGTGATTCGTATATGCAATACATAGACAAATACAGTTTGATTGCACAGCGTAGAATGTTAGAAAAGTTAACATTTTTATTAGGAAACATGGCGTTTCGCTCACGTTGGAATGAGATGAAGCAAAAAGTAGATTATGAAATTCTATCGCACTTTACACCTATATTTTTAGCTGGAGATTCCAGAGATAATCCAGTAGGCGTAACGTATCCAATTGAATATCAAGGCAATGCACGTATAGAAGAACCCATGCACGCAGTGTGGACTGAAACACGTTACGGTACACCAGGACAACATTACTTAGTGGATGAAAGTGGTCGTAAAATCAGTATAAATCAAGGCGATGTAAATCCTTACGGCATCTTACCAGTAACCTTCTCACATCGGTATCCACCGATCAGAGATTACAATATTGGAAACGCAATTGATGTCGCACAAACAGATTTAGCGGTAAACGTCGCACTTTTGGAATTAGAAATTGCAATACGGTATGGTGCAATGGGAATCAAATTTGTTAGCGGAGTTGATGACGCATCACGTATTACCATTGGCACAGATAAAATATTATACTTACCTGAAGGTGCAAACTTTGGCGTGACTAACGCTGGTGGCTCATTAACAGAGATTATAGATGCCACAAGATTCTTAGTGGAAACCACATTAAATAACAATCATATACGCGCTAAGTACGCGCGCGATGATTCTGGAAACGCTCCAAGTGCCGCATCACTTAGTATTATTGAGATGGAGAATATGGATGAACGTAATGCCATGACTGAGGATACCTGGAGACCGTGGGAACAACGAAGATACGAGGTAGATAAAGCCATTATACAAATAGAAGCCAATGCAAACGTAGGCGATGATTATAGTGTGGATTTCTTAGAACCGAATTATGCATTAACACCAGAAGCTGAGATTATGCTATGGAGTTGGCGTTTTGATCGTGGACTCGCAAGTCCAAAAGATTGGTTTGATTATCACAATCCAGATGCGAGTGATGAAGATGTTAAAAAGTTTGAAGAACTACAAGCATCAAAACAAGAAGAAAAAGCTCCACAAAATAGACTATTAAATATTTTACAGAATGACAATAGACCAAGCAATTGAAGAATATGAAGCGTCTATAGATTATGCAGTAGACCAATTTATAAATGACACTAAAGCACTGGAAGAAGAAGGTTTATCAACAGCAGAAATACTGGCTATTATCGCTGCGATTGACTTTACGACCTATTTTGTTGAAGAGTTACGTTTTTCTACCGCACTCAACGCCAGCGTGGTTGCTACAGAAGATATACTGGCTAATATGCGCTTTTTTGGGAGTTCCACAGAGCAACAACTTTTGGCGTTGCAAAACATTCAAAAATTCAACATTGAAGGTTTAACTAGACAAGTGACGAGTTCAATGCAAAGTTCTATGGCGCAAGGTATTGCCACAAAAATGGACAAGGATAATCTCGCTACCTTAATGCGTACCAATATAAAGACGCAGATTCCACGTTTAGAAAATGTCATTGGTACGCAGTTGTCCAACTTTCAAAGGTCAGTGGTCCTACAGATGGCGACTGATTTACCTGAGAATACATTATGGGAATATATTGGCCCAGTGGATGAAAAGAATCGTCCAGTATGTAAACAATTTTTAAGAACAGATCCACTCACTGAAGATCAAATTCGCGCAGTAAAGCCAGACGCATTAGAAACGGCTGGTGGCGTGAATTGTAGACATTTTTGGTATCCACTCGATGTTTAAACTAAGTAAAATATTAGAATTTACAAGTGGAGCAGTAGGCTCATTAGCTGAAAATACGGTCAGAAGGCACAGACATAATCTGTTTCAAGGTAATGACGCAGAAGATAAACCATTTGAAAAATATACAATACCTTACGCAAAGCGCAAAGCCGCTGGTAAGTATAAAAATCAAATCAGTAGAACTGTTAATAGAGTAAATATGACTTTAACTGGTAAGATGCTCGGAAGTATGGAAGTCTTAAAAAGTAATTATAAGACTAAAGAATTAAAGTTTACATATGGATATAAGAAAAACCGTAGTGGTACAAAATTTTTTCATAACAACAAAACACGCACGCTTGTAGACAATCAAGCATTAGGTCAAGAAACCGAAGATGGATTAGTGCGTGACTTTGCTGAGAATATTGCAAAAAACTTATCGCGTATGACTAAGACCAAGTATGTGGTCACAATGGAATAAGGAAAGGCAGAATGTCTGAAGAAAACACAGTGCAGAGCGCACCAAAGGAAGAGCAACCTCAAAAGGCTCAAGAGGTGGCAACTGATAGCCAGGATCAACCAACACCAAGCGATGTTGGAGAATTGATTGCCGAGAGCAAGAAATATCGCTTACGAAGTCAAAATGCAGAAGCTGAACTTGCAAAGATGAAACAAAAAATTGAGCAAGGAAGGCAAAAACAATTGGAAGAGCAAGAGCAATGGAAAACACTCGCTGAAGAAAGAGCGAATACTATTGCCGAGCTTGAACCAATAGTGAAGAGTGCAAAAGAGCAAGAAACTGCTATGCGCACTGAACTGCTTAATGACTTATCTGAAGAGGATCGTGATATGTTTGGAGATCTACCGATGGACAAACTAAGAGCGATTCATAAAAAATTAAATAACGCTCGTGTAAATGTAGCTAATAATCCAGCGATCCCAGTGAATGAAGCGATTGGAGACTATAGGAAAATACCAGATCAAGATCGTCAAAAGAACTGGTCAAAGATATTAGCAAGTTACAAGAAGCGAGCCAACTAAAAAGGATTGAACAATGGCCGAAGTAACGACCAGCACAGCCGCCAATTTTATACCAGAAATGTGGCGCGATGCTATCATGGACTTTGCAATGAGAAAGTTCCAATTAAGAAACCAAGTATCTGATTTTTCATCTTTAATGAGTGGTGGTGGAGATATTTTACACATACCAAAAGTCACTGAAGAAACTGCTGCAAATCTATCTAGTGGATCAGCAGTTACTTATGGTGCTAACACTGATGGAGAAGTTCAGTTAACAGTAGACCAACACGCTTACGAAGCAAAGAGAATTGGCGATCATGTACGTATACAAGAATCCGCTGATCTTTTTAATGCGTATGCAAAGTCAATGGGTTATTCGATTGCTAAATACATCGAGAACTACATTGCAGTATCAGTAGTTCAATCTGCAACTGCTAATGATGTGACACTTACAACTGATAACACGTTTACAACTGCGTTAATACGTAGTGGTTTACAGAAGTTATTAGATGCTAATCATGATTACGCTGATGGCGAGACTTATTTTTATATGTCTCCAGCAGCTTACATGAGTGTATTAAACTTGCAAGACTTCCACGATGCAAGTCGTAGAGGTGATGGCACAAATCCAAACGTCAGTGGATCTCTTGGAAACATTTATGGTATCCCAACATTTGTCTCTACAGATTTTGACGATGATGGTGATACTGGCGATGAAACAGCGGCTATCTTTAAGAAAGAATCTGTTTATTTCGCTGCTCAATTACAACCAAGAGTGCAGTCAGCTTACGATATTGATTACTTATCAACCAGTGTCGTAGTGGATTGCTTGTTTGGAGCGTGTTTATCTCATGCTGCGGACTCAGCATCTTGTGGTGTAGTCAACTTCGCTAACCCAAGCTAAAGTAGGCAATAAAATCCTGGGGGAGCAAATACGCTCCCCCAGAGAGTAAGGAAACGATATGTTATATTATAAAAGAAAAGATGGTTCAGTATTTGGCAAGGTAGATTGGATTAAACCTAGTGTAAAAGCTCAGTTTAAAAAGAAAGGCTATATACCATGTGATGAGCATGGCGTACCACTTCAAAAACCAGCGCCAAAGAAAAAGAATGGTAAATAACGATTATAAGTGTCATCGATGTGAGTATAAGTGGGAGCAGTTTACAAAACGCAAAGCGCGTGTAAAGTGTCCTAAATGTTCGTCAGAGAAAGTCAGGATAGTGTTTTCAGCTTTGACGATTCATAAAAATGTAATTAGCGATGCAAGTTTAAGAAAAGAAAATATTATTTAACCGAAATGCCCATGAGAGTTGCTATGCTCGGTAAGGCATTAAAGGAGAAAACAAGATGGCACAGTTTAGTGTATCTGAAGTACAAAATAGATCATTAGGCCAGGAAGGAGCAATCCTTGTTACTGGCACAACTGCGTGTACCAATTCGCGTGGTGTTTTTGTTGCAATTCAATTTATAGAAGATACGGTTTTTGCTAGTGGTAGTGGTGGTTTAGTAGCAGAAACAGAACAATTATTCCCAGACGATACTGGCACTGGAACTTTAATCGACTCAGACGCTGGCGCAGCTGTAGATGGTGTAACCTTTCCACAAGGTATGACATTATTTGGCAGATTTACTGGATTTACACTCGCGTCAGGTAAAGTGATTGCTTACGTAGGCTAATGTTAAATCTAGGTTTAAGATTAACATCTATAGTTAAGCAAACTGCACGGCTAGTTAGAGATTTATGGAATTCAATTAACGACACTTGGGATAATGAACTTCGCAAGTGGGAAGATATAGTATAAAGGATTTATTATGGCAGCACTAGGCTCACAATCAATAGCATCATCTTATGAACAACTACTTCATGTCGATAGAGATGGTGGGGGAAACACAACAAATTTAGTAGATATAAAAGATGGAGATAATGGAACTACATTTGCATTAAAACTAGCAACAGATAAAGTAAGAATAGAAAAATTAGGAATTTTAACAGATTCTCCAGAAGCATCTTTAGATGTAAACACAAGTATTACTGCTGGGGGTGGAATAGCCTATGGTGCAATTATAAGAGGTTCTGAATCAGCCGATGGGGATAACTTAGATGCTGGAGATGGTATTGGTTTAAAATTTGAGATTCCAATAGATACAGCAACGAGTAACATTGGTGCAAGTATTGAAGCTATTAAATCAAGTAATTTAGATAGTAATTCTGAAACCAAAATGATTTTGAAAACATCTGGTAATGATGAGACATTAGATACAGCATTTACTATATTTTCAAATCAAAATACTGCGATTGAAGCAACTAAAGGATTTTATTTAGATGGTGGTGGCAATACTTTTATATCAGAAGTGTCAGCAGACACAATACAATTTACTACTGGAGGCTCTGAAAGGCTTAGAATAGATAGCTCTGGAAATGTAGGTATTGGAACTGCGACTCCAGCAAGTTATGATGCTAGTGGTAATAATCTTGTCATTTATGAAGCTGGTAATGCTGGATTGACTATTGCAACTGGAACTGGAAATACTGGGAATATTCATTTTGCCGATGGTACAAGTGGAAATGAATCTTACAGAGGTATTATACAATACAATCATTCTGAAGATGCTTTAAAACTGGGTACAAGTGGAAATAATAGGCTTGTTATAGATGACAACTCTCGCATTTCTCTTAG